GCGCTATTACTATGCCGAGAAGTTTGGGAATGAGATTGATGGCAGGTCGCAATTCGTAGACTCGACAGTTCAAGATACGGTGGAATGGATAAAGCCAAACCTGATGCGTGTGTTCGCATCTGGAGACGAGTTAGTACAATTCTCCCCAAGAGGCCCAGAGGATGTTGCAGCCGCTGAACAAGCCACAGACTATGTGAACTATGTTGTAACCAAAGACAACCATGGGTGGGATATCCTGTACTCCTGGTTCACTGATGCGCTGTTACAGAAGAATGGCACCGTAAAGGTGTGGTGGGAAGACAAAGAGATTACTGAGCGTGATGATTATAAAGGCCTCACCGCTATAGAAGTTGAATCCCTACTCATGGATGATGATACAGATATCGTAGAGCAGGAGACTGTCGGCACAAATGAAATGGGGGAGGAGATATACGACATCGCCACGGTCAGAACTACGATGGATGGCAGAATAAAGATTGAGAATGTTCCGCCTGAGGAGTTCTTGATTAACCGCGATGCTAAGACAATAGACGACTCAAGGTTCGTCTGTCACAGAGTTAGAATGACCTTGAGCGACTTAAGGGAACTATATCCTGACGAAGAATTGGATGTAGAAGATATCTCAGGTGGCAGAACTGATGCCGATAACATACGATGGGATGCAGCAAAGATGGCCCGAGATTCGTTCAATGGCAGGGGCAACTCGCCTTGGGGCGACCCGGCAACTGAGGACTCTCTGCAGGAATACTATCTGTACGAATCATTCCTAAAGACTGACTGGGATGGTGACGGCATTGCAGAACTAAGGCAGGTCTGCAGCGTTGGCGATAAGGTTCTACTGAACGAGCCTGTGGATGAGATACCATTCATCACACTTACGCCAATCAAGATACCTCACAAGTTCTACGGCATGTCTGTGGCTGACCTGGTTATGCCACTGCAAGAGATTAAGAGCACCCTGACACGCAATCTGCTTGATAACATGTACAACCAGAACTTTGGTCGCTATGCAGTCCTCGAAGGTCAAGCGAATCTTGATGATTTGCTAACAGCACGCCCAGGGGGAATTGTGAGAGTCAAGTCACCGAACGCAGTTATGCCTTTGGCGACTCCAGCCCTTGAGCCCTACACCTTCCAGATGCTCGAATACATTGACGGTATCCGTGAGTCTCGTGCAGGGGTAAGCAAGTATTCTCAGGGCATGTCTGATGACGCTCTGACGAGCCATACAACAGCCACTGCGGTGAATGCCGTGATGACTGCTGCCGCTGCCAGGGTAGAACTAATAGCCCGACAGTTCGCAGAGACAGGCGTTAAGGAGTTAATGGAGCGTGTGTACAGATTGCTGGTCAGGAACCAGGACCAAGAGCGTGTTGTAAAACTTAGGAATAACTGGGTTCCTGTTGACCCCTCATCTTGGAGGGAAGACATGGACACCACGGTTTCTGTAGCACTGGGACATGGAAACAAGGAGCAGCAGGTTGCTCAACTTAACTCTGTACTTGGGCTAGCAACTCAAGCACAGAATGCTGGCAACCCAATGATATCTGCGGAGAACATGTTTAACATTGCATCTTCACTGATGAAGGCTATGGGTTATCAGAATGTTGAAGACTACCTTACGCCTCCACAGATGCAGCAACCACCTGGACCTACGCCAGAACAACAGAAGGCTGAGGCTGAAGCCCAGATGGAACAGGCAGAGGTTGCCATTAAGCAGGGAAAACTTGATCTGGATAAGGCAGAGTTTGAGCACCAGAAGGTCTTGGATGATAGGGAATTACAACTGAAGGCTGCTGAGATGGCTGCTGAAATTGAATCTGGACAACCGATAAAACTGGGATGACACAACTTAGAACTGAACACGCAAAGAGACTGTTATCAGACCCCTTGTTCAAGGAGTCATTTGACAAAATAAAGGACCAACTAACTACGGAATGGGTCAACACCAACCAGACCGACATTGAAACAAGGGAGAGTTTATATTTATCAATACATCTTATAGATAGACTACGGACACATTTTACTAACTTCTTAGAGAGCGGAGAAATTGCTGCGATAAGAGAAAAATACCCACATATTTAGGAGATAAACAATGAGCGAAGGAACGGATAAGGCTGTCGAACAGGCAGCACCCGTAAGTGAAAACGAAGAAGGCTCCATCATGGAGGCAAGTGAGGCCCTACTTAACATGCTGGACGCAGACAATGCGCAACCAGGTGATGAGGAGAGCCAACCCACGGAGGATGAAGTAGAGGCCCAACCGGAGACGGAGGTCGATTCAGACGAAGAGGTAGAGGAAGAAGATTCAGAAGATGAATACGAACCTGACGAGAATAGGGATGTTGAGGGTGAAGAAGAGGTTGACGTATACTCTGTCAAAGTAGATGGAGTGGACACCGAGGTCACTTTGGAAGAATTAACATCTGGCTATAGTCGTCAAAAAGACTACACCAAGAAGACGCAAGCGTTGGCAGAGGACCGGAAGAAACTTGAAGAAGTTGCTATGGCCTACAAACATGAGTTTGAAGAGACTCAGCGAGTGCGTCAACAGTACGTTAATCAGATAGGACAGTACGTCCAGCAGGGGTTGCACGGACTTCAGCAGTACGGCCAGATTGACTGGAAGACTCTGAAGGAAGAAGACCCACTGGAGTATGTTACCAAGAGGGATGAGTTCCGAGAGGAACAGCACAGGGTGCAGAGAATGCAACAACAGCAACAACATGCTGCTAGCGTAGCGGCTCAAGAGGGACAGCGAGCACACTCTGCTCAGTTAGAGGCAGAGCAGGAGCGGTTGGTTGAGTTGGAGCCTGAGTGGGCAGACGAGAAGAAGAGGCCAGAAATTGCTGGCAGAATCAGATCGTTTGCTGAAGGCGTTGGTTTTTCAAGTGATGAGATTGATTCCATCATTGACCACCGCGCTGTACAGGTTTTAATGAAGGCTGCAAAGTATGATTCACTGCAGAATTCCGATATAAAAACTAAGAAGGTAAAACGAAACCCCAAGGTAATTCGCGCCGGTTCTCCCAAGAGCAAAGGAGTATCATCTGCTAAAAAGCGTACAGAGAAAATGAATCGTCTAAAAGGTAGTGGCTCAGCAAAGGATGCTGCATCACTTCTGGAGGACCTACTTTAAGGAGAAAACATTATGACAGTACCGAGTAATACCCGAGAAACTTACGATGCAACGCAGACCAATGGTCGTGCCGCTGGCATTCGTGAAGACCTCTCGAACATAATCTATAACATCGCACCGGACGAAACTCCGTTCATGTCTGGCGTTGGCAAGGGCTCATGTGACAACACTTATTTTGAGTGGCAAATTGACACATTAAGCGATCCTGCGGCTAACCGCCAGATTGAGGGAGACGATGCCACGGCGCTGGCTGTTGTGGAACCTGACCGTGTGGGCAACTACACGCAAATCAGTTCCAAGGCCGTCCGCTCCAGTGGAACCGCTGAGGCCGTAGACTTTGCAGGACGCAAATCTACCCAGGCTTACCAGATGGCCAAGCGTGCCAAGGAACTTAAGACGGACATGGAGATGATGTTACTCCTTGCCGCTCAGGCTCCTACCGCTGGTGGAACTGGTGTTGCACGTGCAACTGGTTCCGTAGGCAACTGGATCGCCACTAATGCAGTGGTTGGTACAGCGGTGTCGGAAGACGACATCAAGGAAGTGATGGAGAAGTGCTGGGAATCCGGTGCAAGTCCTGACATCCTGATGTGTGATGGCGTGATTAAGCAGGCAATTTCTGCTCTATCACAGTCCGTGTCTGAACTGCGTACCGCAGCGAATGACAAGTCACCGGCATACGTTGTCGCAGCAGTTGATATTTATGTCAGCGATTTTGGCAATCTGAAGATTGTACCGAACCGCCTGATGCCTGCTGAAACGGCGTACTTCCTTGACTATGAGTTCTGGGATATCACCTATCTCCGTAACTTTGCCACTTATGACATTGCTCGCACTGGTGACAGTGAGGCGCAGATGTTGATTGTTGAGTACGGACTCCGCTCCAAAAATGAGGCGGCGAACGGGAAGGTAACCGGATGGGCGGCACCTTAAACCTTTAACTAGTGATAGCCCCCGAAAGGGGGCTTGACCTTTAGGAGAAACAAATTGAAGAAAGGTGATTTTAAGAATGGCAATCCAGTTAAGCCAAAGGAAAACAAACCTAAGGGTAAGAAGTTAGACCCTATCAAGGTTCTAAAGGCTGCATACGCCAAACCACAGAAGGTTGCGCATGTCGGAGGGAAGGGTTTTGTCTAAAACCATATTCGATAAAGATGAATTCTCTACCACGACTTTTGAGGAATCAGACGGAAAGATTACGCTCGACAAAACGATGGACGCTGAACCAATCCTTAATGCAAACAAAAGGGATTACAACAACTGGAATACCAAGTCTGACCACTCAAAGGACGGACTCAGACTTGCTGCGCGAATTCCGCACACGGTATGGGCC